CCTCAGCACCTTCGTAGAATAAATCGTAAAGATTTTTTGCGTAAGCATTTGCATCGTTGTAACCACTATTTGTGTCTGTACTTGAACCAGGAGCTCCAATTGGTGCAAAGTGAGAACCACCATTAGCAGTTGCTCCGTTATAACCTTGAATTTTAGGTACAAAGTAAAACAATTTACCGATAGGTAAGTTCATTGCTTGTACAGAAACGATGTCGTTTGCCAACAATTTAGAGAATACACGTCTTACGATAGGGAAAACTACAGTTTCGAAAGAACCTGAGCTATCAGTTGACGCCGCTTCGTTAATTAGGTGAGATGCTTGGTTTTCATATAATTGTGCCATATTCTCTTTAATGTGACCTTTAAGTCCATCTAGGAATCCTAATCTATCCCATTTGTTAATTGTATCTTCTTTGATAACTTTAAGGTGCTTAAGACCGATGTTACCAACAAGACCTGATTCTAATAATGCTCCCATTTTTATTTTTTTAATTTGAGTTTATTTATTGTTTATTTTATTTTTCCCATTAAATCCTTCATTCTCAAGAATTGTGGATTTTCATAAGTTTTATTTTCAATTAGATTAGTAGAGGAACCATTAGAAGGTGTTTGAACAACTCTTCTTTCAATTGATTCTTTAATTGTATTGGTAGAACCTTTACCGTCTAATTCTGTTTTGATTGTTTTGTATAAAGATTTTGATTCTTTCAAAGTATCAACTTCGTCAAATCTTCTAAGAATGTTAATCTTTTCTTGTTTAGTTGTTGAATGTTCTGTGAACAATCTTGTAGAGTATGCTAAATTGGAATTGAATACAGCAACTTCATTTAATTTGTTTCTGAAGAAATCTAAAGCCTTTTTGTACTCTTCATTTTTTTCTCTCAACAAATTAACTTCTTGTTGTACAGATTCAGTATGAACTCCATTTTCTCCGTAAACAAGATTTCTGTTTGGTGTAATACCTTTTCTTAAACCTCTACCTCTTTTGGAACCTTTTCCGTAAGTTCTTGCTGCTTCGTTGTGTTCTGCTTCCATTTCATCAACTTCATCAAGTTCTTTGTCTTCCATTTCGGTAACTCCGTGTTTAATTTTAGGGTAATTGAATTTAGGTCCTTTTCTTTTGTTTTTGTCACCTAATTTCATTTCATCTTTGAAACCTTTGTTGTTTACTTCCATTTTAGAGAAAGTTTTCATTGGTTTAACAAAACCAAGTCCGATAGCTCTAAATGATTCCATTACAGAATCTAAAACATCTTGATCGATTTCATAAACATTTTCTTCTTGCTCTTCTTCGTCCATATCCCAACCTTCGAATTCTTCTTCTTCGTCCATATACATACCTTCGAATTCTTCTTCTTCGTCCATATACATACCTTCGAATTCTTCTTCTTCGTCCATATACATACCTTCGAATTCTTCTTCTTCGTCCATATGCCAACCTTCAAATTCATCCTCTTCGTTGTACATATCTTCTTCGTCCATATACATTTCTAAATTGTCCGACTCATCAACTTCTAACTCATATATTACATTTTCTGCCATTTGAGCTTGTTCGTTATCTTCGAAAGTGTCGTCAGCATCACTAATTAGATATTCAGCATCTGTATCGTTATCTTTCAAATGAATATAATCATTATCCTTTTTAACAATGATACCGTCTTCATCACCCATCGCTTTGAATACTTTCAAAATTTCTTCAGGAGTTGCAGTTGTCATATCTAATGGTGGCATTTCGTCACCTTCTTCATTATCACCCATCATCATAGGTTCTTCTAGGTCTGATGTATCGCCTACATTTTCATCGCCTTGCGGCTCATCGAATTTTTCTACTGCCGAAAAATCAACCTCATCTTCTCCTTCAGGTTCAAAATCCATCTCTGCATCAGCATCAATTTCTTCTTCTCCTTCAGGTTCTTCTGGTGCATCTTGTTCACGTAGATTTTTTTTGTAACCACCTAATGATTCTTTTACTAACTCACTGATTTCTTCCTTCATTGTAGAAGCAAGTATTCCTTTTGCGTTTTCATTGATAGCATCTTCAAGGTTCTTTATTTGTAATAAAGCCTCTTCAACTACCGATTTATTTTCATTTATTCCCATTTTAAATGCAATACGTTATGCGTTTATTTACCAAATAAATATGTACAATGTTGAAAAAAATCGTTATCGAATGTATTTTATCTGAAAAAAATTAATTTTTGGCATAAAAAAAGGATGAACATTTGTCCATCCTTATCAATTTTTAAGTTTTTAGTTATTCGATTACCTCGTCAATTTTACTTTCAACAATTGCAGTAATCCTCCAATCCATAGTATAAGATTCATAAGCCTTTGTTACTTTTGCTTCTACATCTGTTGGTGAATACCCTCTAACTAATTTTTCTTCTTTAATCTTTTTTACCTTTCCTGTGTTTTCGTCTACCATATCTGTGGTAACTCTTGCTACAAAATATTTTTCATCCATAATTAATTATTTTCCTAAATAATCGGATAATCTTTTCATTAAGTCAACAGAACCTTGTAAAGGATTAGTCACGTTATTTTCGTGTTCAGTAAGTTTTTCTTCATATTTAGGTCTATCTTCTTTATTTAAATAAAGATATGCGCCAGGAGTAGAAGGGGATGATACTAAGTCAAAACATATTAGTTCAAAATCTTCTTGTACTTCATTTTGTTCTCCTTTTTTAACAAGTGAACCAACCCCACGAGAAGACACTCCCATAGTAACACCTTGTCTCATCATATTTGCAGCAATATCCCCTTTGGATGATACTATTCCTCTTTCGTGAAAACCAGGTGTGGTTAATAATTTAATTTTACCCATTAAAACATTATCTTCCCACCATACATCAGTAATCAAATGAGCAACTCTATCTAAATCAATTAAAGATGAATCGGGGTGATTTAACTCGGATATTGACATACCCCGATTAATCATTTCTTTATATTTTTCAGCTTCTCGTTTTAATATTTTTTCAGGGTAAATTCTTCCATTTCTGTTTGGAACTCCGTACTTTTGAAGTGTTGCGTAAAAAACAAATGGTTTAGAGTGATCTAATTGACCATAAGATTCGTTTATTGTTTTGTTATTTCTAACATCATTTAAACTAATCAAACCTGCGTCATGCTCAATTAATATCCCCTTACCAATATCATTGGGTCCTAATATTCTCATAATACTTTTTAAGTATAAATATTATATACCAACGAATTCTTTTGTTTTTGTTTTACTTAATGTGAAGTATTTGGAGTTTTTTAGTTCATCAATGTAGATTGATTGTGCGATTTTTTTAATTTTACTTCTCAAAATTAAGGATTTAAAATCATAATCGCTGTTATGAACAAAAAGTGTTATTTCTAAATTTAGAAAACTTTTTTTGTTTTTTTGTATACCACTTGTTCTTAAATCTAAATCAACAATTTGTTTTCTTTCAAATGTGTTTGTTTCTACTACCTCTAATAAATTATGTAATATCTGTCTTTTAATTTGTCCTGTTATTTTAGTCCAATTTGTGTAATCATCATTTGGTTCAATCCAAGTTTGTATTACGATGTATAAAGATTTAAAATCTTTGGAGTCAACTGTTCCGTAATAACATTTAGCATCATCAAAAATGTTTAATTTTGATGTTTTTCCTTTTTTCATTTTTCATAACTTAACCGTTTATTGTTTTAGTTAAATATAAAAAAATATTTATGATATGTCAAAATTTAAAAAAATCCCTTATATTTATACAGGAAACGACAAAAAATTATGATTATAGTAGAAGTAAAAAATTCAAACTCAATTGAAAGTGCACTTAAAACCTATAAATTCAAAGTTTACAAAACAAAACAGAATGAAATTTTGAGAAATAGGCAAGAGTATGTGAAACCATCAGTAAAAAAAAGATCTGAAAAGAACAAAGCAATTCACATTCAGAAATTAAAAAAGTAATTACTTACTTTTTTTATCCTTATTACCAAAGATTCTTTCAGTCGAAGTTAATCCCAAAGTACCAAAGGCAAGTAAACCTACAGTTTCAACTAGTATATCTGATGGGGCAAAGTCACCATGCGAAAAAGAATTCGCTAAAAGTGTTACGTTTAAGAATAATACACAGATTAAACCAGATAATCTTTTTGATGATATACTACCTGATTCATCGCTCAATAATTTAATGAAAAAATTTTTCATAGTCCCGCATTTAAATTTTTAAGTTTATATAAATTGTAATGATCATATTTAGATTCTTGAATTTTTTTAATTGTATTATTTACAGCATTATTTAATTCAACATCCTTTGATTCATTAAGGTTTGATTTAAGTTTTGATATAGCTTCTTTCTTTAATAAGTCCATTTCTTTTTTTATTTCAGAAGAAGAAAGAGAAACGATAGAATTTAATTCCTTTTTTTCTTGTTCTGATAAAGTTGCAAAATGGTTATTTAAAGTAGAATTGGCAATTTTTAACATTGAGGTTAAAGGTACATTAAAATTCGTGGTTGGTTTTTTAACTTCCTTTACACCTTCAGTAAGAGTACTTTTAATTTTTCTTTTAGACTCAAGTACAGACTCAAGATTTTTGATATTATTATTATAAATCATAACATCAATATCTTTATAATCGTTGTTATTTTTCTTTACAATATTATTAATCCAATTATTTGTTTTTGAAATAGTTTCATCATTATTTTCTATCAAAATTTGAGCGTATTCTATTGATTCATTAATATAATCGTCAGCAATATCTGAAGGTAAATTTTTATTTGTAGATAAATCGTCGTATATATAATATAATTCAGATAAATCTTTATTTTCCAAAACCATTTTTTTGAACTGACTCATAAATGTTTTGAAATGTGGTTTACCATACATCTCTACAGACGCTTTTTCTATTTTTGATTTAATATTTCCAAAAGTATTCATACTGTTTTTACAATAAATATTTACTTATCTATTAAATCGTTAAGTTTTTGATTAATTTCTACAAGAGAATTTTTTCCTTTTGATAAATCCATAGTGTTATTACCATAAAAAAGGGTTTCTTCTAGGATTAAATCTAACCCATCTTTTACAAATCCTTCAGGTGCCAAACCTGCTTCACCCCCCGGAGGTGGTGCTCCACCAGGTTCAGGTTCAGATCCTCCCGGAGGTGGTGCTCCACCCATATCACCTCCACCGGCACCACCCTCTGCAGGTGCTCCGCCAGCTTCGTCATCCTTTTTACCGTATAAATTGTCAATATTATCAAATAAACCTGTTTTAGTAATAACTTCTGCAGTTTTACCAAGTTCAGCAGAAACCGCCCTTTCAATTCTTTGTTGTTGTAAGTCAAGTCTTATTTCTTCATCTGAGAAACCAAGTATGTGTTTCTTAGCCCAAGAAGCAGAAACAGGAGCAACAGTATCAGCAATCGGTGTAACGGCATCTTTATATAATGTAATTTTTTCTTTCCAAACCTCAACACCAAGTAAATCAGCCTGTTTAGATGGGTTATGTAATCCTAAACTGAAATTAGTAAGTTCGTCCTCGAATCCTAAAAGAAATAAGTGAATTATTGCAATTTTGTTTAATTCGGAAAGCATAGATTTTTGAATCCTATTGATTGTTCTTGCAAATCTAATATCTAAAAGCGAAAGGTTTTTTCCATCACCAACAGCCTCCTCAAAACCTAAATATGCCTTTGGTACTCTTAATGCCGTTACAAGTTTCTTTTGGATATATTCAATATCTGCAATTTCTGCTAAGTTAGTACCTCCAGGTAAAGTTTCTATTGGGTTAGTTTGTGCTGGGTCTCTAACAGGAATAAAGAAATCTTGATCAACAGCAAGTTGGTTATATCTTAAATCAACGTTTCCTGTTTTTGGATCAGCAATCTGATCTCTTTTAAATTTATTTGCAACTCTTTGCACATATGGATCAACATCTTTATCATCCATATTACCAACAAACACTTTAAATACTCTTCTTTCAGGTGCTCTTGAAACACGATAAATTAACATAGCATCTTCAGATAATAAAAGTTGTTTCCATATTCTTCTTGCTTTTTCTAACATAGAAGTACCATAAGGTAATTTTCTATCATCACCTAAAATTCTAAAGTGTCCAACTTCCCAAAGATTAAATTCCATATTCTTTTCTTTCCATACGAACTTTAAGGCATCATTCTCCATTTCTTGGGAATACTTATCGGGTTGGAACCTCATCCCTTTTTCTAATCTTTCAATTTGTATATTTGGTAATTGTTGACACCCAACCACCCCTTTTTCGGGATCTAGTTTTAGATAAACAAAATTGTCACCAAATTTACAAGTGTTTCTTGTCCACATCGGTAAATTGGTATTAATGTCCAATCTTGTTACAAATAAGTCTGTTAATACAGATTTGATTCTTTTTGATTCTGAATAAACTTTTAAAATGTCTCCGTCTTTATCGGGAGTAGTAGATTCTTCAGCATAAACATCAAGTGCCGCTGAAATTTCAGGAGTATATTCCATAGACTCATAATCGTAGTATGAAGCCATTCTTGTTGGTTCATAATACACCGCTTGTTGATATAAGTTGGATTCAACTTTTTGCCATTGTTTACCCAAATATACAGTTTGTTGTGCTTGAAGTTTTTCAACTTCATACTCTTTTTTGTCTGTAGTTTTAAGTAATTCTTTTTTATCGAATTTGAATACGGGGGATTGTTGATCTAAAGTTGCACTCGGTCCAAATGCTTTACTCAACCTTTGCCATATTGTATATTTATCTTGTGCCATTGTTATATTTTTTTATTAAAAATTAAATAGGTTTGTCTATAAACTAAACCCTTTTACTACCGAATAACCATAAATAGTTTTCATAGTCACTTTTAGTCGGTCCACTTTTAGGGTAATTAT